AGCGCGCGCGGGTAAAACAACCAGCATAGGAGGAAACAACCGTTTCCCATCAAGGGTTCCGGTGGTTCTTGAAGATCCCGTTCACGAATCACGGAGCCCCCTATGTCCGAGAACATCCCCCTTCACGCCTACGACCTGATCGACGAGCTGGATAAGCGATACCCCGAGGTCATCTACGACCCAAAAGGGGATCACAACGAGTTCCTTCTGAGATCAGGTGAACGTCGGCTGGTGTTGTCCCTCCTGCGAAAGCGTCAGCTCGAACAAGAGGAGCAGCACTGAACCATGTGTACCAGTAAACCCAAGGCCCCCAAGCCCACCGAAGCGGAGAAGCCGGCCATCCTGCTGACCGCCCGTGATGGCCTGGGGGATCAGGAGAGTGCAACGACGGGTCGAAAGAATCTCCGCATCGACCTGAATAAGTCCACCTCCACCGCTTATGGAAGCAGTCTCGTTATCCCTACTTGAGCACGTCCGCACCGCAGACCGTCTCAGCAGAAGGCCGTTACTCTCAGCTCAAGTCTGATCGAAACAACGCCGAGTCCCGCGCAAAGCAATGCGCCACTCTCACACTGCCGACGCTTTACAAGGAAGTCTCGAAGGGCAAATCGAGTTCTTCCCGCACCACCCCGTACCAAGGCACCGGCGCGCGATGCGTTAACTCGCTGTCCGCCCGTCTGCTGTTGGCGCTGTTCCCTGCGAACGCCAACTTCTTCAAGTTATCTCCCGATGGCATGGACGCTAACCAGCTCGCAGAGCAGGCCGGCATCCAGCAGGGGGAGCTAGAGATGGGTCTCGCTGAGATCGAGCGTACCGTCATCAACGACATCGAAACGTCCGGCATGCGCGGACGCTTAGGCCTTGGCCTGAAACATCTCGTGACGACCGGCAACGTACTGATGTACGTGCCCGACGAAGGCAACGCCAAGATGTACCCGCTGACCCGTTACGTCGTTGACCGCGACGGTATGGGTTCCGTCCTTGAAATCATCACCCTCGACAGCATCGCTCCGTCCACCTTGGGCAATGAGCTGAAAGCCTCGCTGGGTCTCGATGAGAAGAAGGGCGGCAAGAACGATTCCGGCCCCGAGCAAGACGTTGAACTCTATACCCGCATCTACCGTGACGGTGAGCTGTGGCAGGTGTACCAGGAAGTGAACGGCAACATCGTTGCTGGCTCCCAAGGCACCTACCCCATCGACGCCTGCCCCTGGATTCCCCTGCGGATTCCCGAGGAAGACGGTGAGGACTACGGCGCGGGTCTGATCTACGACTACTACGGCGACTTCGATGCACTGGAGAAACTGAGCAAGGCCATTCTCAAGGGAGCAGCAGCCGCCGCCAAGGTGCTGTGGGCACTCGATGAGAACGCCTCGATCCGCCCGAAGACCATCACTGAAGCCGAGTCTGGCGACGTGTTGCGCTTCAAGGCAGAACAGCTCAAGGCCGTATCGCAAGAGAAGTACGCCGATTTCAACTTCGTCGGTCAGCACATCGACAAACTGATTGCACGTCTGGAAATGGCGTTCGGTGTTCGCACCTCGATCCAGCGTCAGGGCGAGCGTGTCACTGCAGAGGAAATCCGTTACCTGGCTCAAGAGCTGGAGGATGTCCTCGGGGGCATCTACTCGATCCTCGCTGAAGACCTACTGCTTCCGTTGGTTCGTCGAATCATGTATCGCCTCACGCGCACCCGCCGTCTTCCTGATCTGCCTCCTGGACTCATCAAGCCCCGCATCGTTGTCGGCGTCGCCGCCCTCGGTCGTGGTCAGGACATGCGCAAGATCATGGAATGGGCACAGGCAGCACAGCAGGTGCTCACGCCGCAGGTGTTCTCGTCTCGTGTCGATGCTGGCGAGTTAATGGCCCGTATGGGTGCAGCCTCCGATCTGACCATGAAGGGACTCATCAAGTCCGACGAGCAGATGGCGCAGGAACAGCAGGACGCCACCGCACACCAGGCAGCCATCCGCGCAGCCCCAACCATCGCAGGTGCCGCTATGGCACCACAAGGAGTTCCCAGTGGCGAAAGCTAACCCCGTGACCGACACGCCGGCTGATCCGGCAACAACCCCAACAGAAACCGTCACGGCTCCGGTCGTGACAGAAACAACCTCTGTGGTCACCCCGAAGGCGAAGACCGCCCCGGCCGATCCCCTTGAGAAGTTCAAGACCGTCGTGGACGGCCTGAGCATCTACAACTTCACCGAGACTGCCCTGTGACCGAAAAGACCGAGATCGTCCTCAACGTCGAACCTCCAGTGGAAACCGACCCGACATCCGAGGTCACCTATGGTGGCTTCAAGACTGTTGAAGAGCTGGTAACCGCTCATGCCGAGCTGACTGCTAAGCAGACCACGCCCACCAAGACCGCCGAGGAAATCGCGGCTGACGAAGCTGCTGCACTGGCGGTCGAGGAAGGCGACAAGCCGGCTCTGGAAATCCCTGCGGGGGACGACGAGGCTCAGAAGGTTGTCGAGGGTGCCGGCCTGGATTGGGACGCTCTCAATGCGGAGTACGCGAAGGACGGGAAGCTATCCGAAGAAACCTACGCGAACCTGGCGAAGTCCAGCATCCCGCGTGACGCCGTTGATACCTACATCCAGGGCAAGCAGGCACAGGCCGATGCATACGACTCGGCCGTGTATGGCACCGCTGGCGGCCAGGAAGCTTACGGCTCCCTCGTGTCGTGGGCGAAGTCCGCCCTGTCCGATTCCGAGAAGGTTGCCTTCAACGACGCCGTGACCTCCGGCGATGCTGCCCGCGCGAAGATGGCCGTGGAAGCGTTGACTGCCCGCCACGCCAAGACGCACGGCACACCGCCGCAAAACCTGCTGAATGGAAAAAAGGCCGCTACCGGCGTTGAACCTTTCAAGTCGCAGGCAGAAGTAACCGCCGCAATGAACTCGCGTGCATACAAGACCGACCCGGCGTTCCGCGCAACGGTTGTGGAGCGGCTGGCCCTCTCCGAGTTCTAAGTTCTAAAGAGAAACCCCGCGTTGTGCTTCGGCCCCTGCGGGGTCACCCCTCTCTCTCAACCCATCCAAAAGGAAAATACACAAGAACAAAATGGCAAACGCTACTCCGAACCGCCTTGGTCAGATTCAGGGCGCTGGTGATGCACAGGCACTATTCCTCAAGCAGTACGGTGGAGAAGTGCTGGCTTCGTTCGTCGCCGAGTACGTCATGGCCGGTCATGTGACCGAGCGAAACATCATGCACGGCAAGTCGGCTTCGTTCCCGGCTATCGGCACCATCGGCTCCGAGTACCACGTGCCGGGCACCGAGATCACGGGCCTGAACGTGCAGCACAACGAAGTGATCGTGAACCTCGATCCCATGCTGATCTCGCATGTGTTCATCCCGAACATCGACGAGGCCATGAATCACTACGATGTCCGCAGCGAGTACACCAAGCAGCAGGGCCTCGAACTGGCGAAGCAGCGTCAGCTCAACGAAATCCGTTGCGCGATTCTGGCTGCGCGTCAGACGACCGGCCCGGTCCCCGGTCAGCCGGGTGGCATGATCGTCAAGGCGGCGACGATGGCCACCGACGCAACGCTGGTCGCTGCGGCGATCCGTCAGATTCGTCAGAACTTCGACGAGAAGAACGTGCCCGATGAGGACGTAATCGCCACGCTGAAGCCGGCGATGTGGTACTTGCTGACGCAGGTGAAAGACCTGGTGGACCGTGACTACAACCCTGACGCCGGCTCTTCGCTGTCGCAGGCGGTCATCAACTCCATCGCGCGCATCAAACTGCTGAAGACCAACCACTTCCCGAACCAGGACGACACGGCGAACGCCACCGTCGTTGCCTCGCGTCGGGCGGACTACAGCAAGTCGGTCTGCGCCGTGTTCCACAAGAGCGCGGTCGGTACGCTGAAGCTGATGGACTTGGCGCTGGAAAGCACCTACGACCCGCGCCGTCAGGGCACGCTGATGCTGAGCAAGTTCGCCTTGGGCCACGGCCCTCTGCGTGCTGCTGGCGCTGCTGAAATCGCCGTCGGCACCTAAGCGACGCCCCCGAACCCGTCACGTCTCTCACCAGGCGTGGCGGGTTTTTTTTGTTCCTACCGGAGACTCATGCAACTTTCCGCAACCACTGAGCTTGAGGCTGTCAATCAACTGCTGAAGGCAGTCGGTGAGAGTCCCGTCAACTCGCTAGATAACCTGGGCTTCACCGACGCATCCATTGCGCGTGACACGCTCCGCACCAAGGCACGCGAAATCCAGTCGAAGGGCTGGTACTTCAACCGTGACTACGATTTCTACTTCACCCCGGCCAGCGATGGTCAGGTCGTTCTACCGGCGAACGTTATCTCAATTCGCCCGTCCACAGCCGAGACGCGCCGTGTTACGCCGCGCGCCGGCAAGCTCTACAACAACGACGACGCCACGTATGTGTTCGCTGCAGACAGCGGCCCTATCGTCGAGGTCGTGTGGATGTTCGACTTCGAGACGCTGCCTGAAGCAGCACGTCGCTACATCACCGTCACTGCAGCCACGCAGTATCAGGCGCAATTTCAGGGTAGCGAACAGTCCTATGGGTTCACCAAGGACGATGAGAAGTTCGCGCTGATGGCATTGCTGGACGAGGAGCGCAGCTACGAGCCGCGCGGCAACATGTTCAACGATGGCACCGATGTCTCCGAGATTTTCACTCGCTGATGCCGCTGACCTCTGGAACCATCCCGTCGATGATTGGCGGGATCTCTCAGCAGGACGCTTCGGTGCGCCTGCCCACGCAGATCGCCGATGCGGTTAATTGCGATCTGAGTCCGGCGCGCGGTGCTGGCCCCCGGCCACCTGCGGAGTTCATCAACGTCCTGCGGTCCGACATCCCGGACAATGCGTTCTTCCACAGCATCGTGCGTGACAGTCGCGAGCGCTACATCGTCGCGATCTATCCTGACAACGTCCGCGTGTTCAACCACGAGACCGGCAAGGAGTACGTGGTCATCAAGGACGCTGCCTCGCTGGCGTATCTTACGACCCTCTCGGAACCCTGGCAGTCCTTCAGGGCCGTCACGGTGGACGATTACACCTTCATCGTGAACCGCGATAAGACCGTGGCGTTGTCCACGCAGAAGACCGCTGGCGTCCTGTCGGGTTCCGTACAGACCTTCCAAGATCTTCCGAAGACTGCCGCGTCCAACGCGATCTACGAGATTCGCGGCGACGGCTCCAACGCCTTCGATAACTACTTCGTGCAGTACCAGTCCTCACTGGTGTGGAAGGAAGTGAGCAAGCCCGGTGAGTTCGGTTACTTCGACGCCGCCACGATGCCTCATGGTCTCAAGCGTGTCCCTGATGGCACCAACCCGGACGGCTTCTACTTCTCCTACGGCCCCCTGGTGTACGACACACGTTACGCGGGCGACACCGCATCGAGTCCGCCCCCGTCCATCGTGGGGCAGCGCATCGGTGATGTGTTCTTCCACCGAGATCGCCTGGGTCTCATTGCGAGCGCCGGAAACATCGTCATGTCGGAGATCGGCCACTACTTCAACTTCTGGCGCACGACGGTGACCTCGCTGCTGGACAGTGATGTGATCGACGTGAACGCTCCGACTGAAGGTGTCGCGGAGATGCTTCACTGCATCTCCTACCAGAAGGCACTGATGATCTTCGCCTCTGGCAAGACCTCGTTGTTCCAGCTCACCGGCACGCCGACG